TGGCCCATGGAGTACAACGTCATCATTGGGCCGTACATCAAGCCACTGACCAAGAACGTCAAAAGAGCGCTCGCACCCAAGGCCTTTGAGCCCGCCGAGATACGTGCTGGCAAGCAGGTCGTCTACATGTGCGGCAGCAACGCAGCCGAAGTTGGCGAGATTTTCCGCAAGTCTATAGCGGTGATCTCGTCAATGATGGACCCCGACGACTCTATTGTCTTCATTGAGGACGACGAGAGCCGGTTCGACCTGCACATCCGCGCCGGGGCTTTTGGCGCCCTTCATGCGTTCTACAAGACGCACCTGCCTCCAAACATCGTCAAGTTGTTGAGGCGCAACGACCGCAGCAAGGGGCGCTCCAAGCTCGGGGTCAAGTACACCATACCTTGGACCATGCAGTCTGGAGCTCCAGACACGAGTCTGGCTGACACGGTCATCAACGCCATGATGAAGTACGACATTCACGGCCTAGGCGACCTGTGGGTGTCCATCGTCATGGGCGACGACAGCGTTACTGTCACAACGCGCAAGACGCTTGCCAAGATGGGCGGAGTGAAAGGGGTCCTCGATCAGTACATAGCCTTTGGCATGGAAATCGAGCTCCTCGTTAAGGATGATGCAGCCGATGTTGAAATGTGCAGTAGCCGTTTCTTCAAGGTTGGCACCACCTACGTCCTCCTCCCCAAGACTGGCAAGATCATTGCCCGTTCACTCACTGACCGCAAGGATCGTCCTGCGCGTCGACAACACGAGTGGCTGCGTGGCATTGCCACAGGCCACGAAAACACCGGCAAGGTCGACTACCTCGTTGGACAACTCGCGATTGGTATCCGTCGCGCTGTTGGAACGGGCATCGAGCTCGTTGAAACAAACATCTACAAGGTGCACCACACAACGGACGTCAGGTCTGACTGGCTCGACGTGTGCACCTTCTACGATCACCACTACGGCCTGTCAGAGGCCATGGTGAAACACGCCGGCGATCAACTCGCCACCATCCGCTTCGGGTCACTGTCCAGTGATTCCGTCCTGGCCTCCATCGTTCAGATGGATTGCTAGAGCTGCCTCGCGGACAGCAAGCCACACCCTCACAGGGTGCGACGGGCAATTGCCCGCTGCTACGTCACGTAGCTTAATCACCTATATAAACCGTGACACACACATCCTCAAACACGGGGACTCTGGACCGTTGTCCATGGGCTGCAGGGGCCCTTTAGAACCACTAAACCTGAGCGGACACTTGTGTCCGCACCCGGCTCGCTTCGGCGGGCCTCTCGATGCGTCGAGGGAGAAAAACAACTCCGGAAATTCAGCAAGATTTAGGTAACCACCGCGTCAGTGTGGAGCCTCTTGCTTTGAAC